ACATTCTCCAAATATTGTCCATCACCATAAAAAGTAACAATACCAGCAGAACTAGAAGTTACAATTCCAGCAGGAGCACCAACACTAACACCAGCACCAACTTGCCCAGAACTTACATTACTACTATTAACAATTAATGTATCAGTTACAGTAAGAGATGTAATTATACCAGTAGTAGCATTTATCTGACCAGATCCAGGAACAGTTGGATCTTGAATTACTTTAACTTTACCTCGGACATCCAAAGCTTCAGTAGGAACAGTAGTTCCAACCCCCACTAAACCGTTTGCATTTACAATTAGGTTGTCATCATCAACTTGTACACCATTACGGAAATTGAATGCCTTTGTAATATTAGCCATTTATATACTAATTTTTTAGTTATTTATTAGATAAATCATCAACCTTAGTTGAAAGTTCCTTAATTGCTTCTATTAGAAGTGGAACCAATCTTTCATACCTAACACCATAGGTATTATCTTCTCTAAGTTTAACAACACCAGGTAATCCAAGTGATTCAATCTCTTGTGCAATCACACCAGTTTCACTACCTTCTCTTGGAGATGTATTATTCCAATCAAATGTATTACCACTAATTAGATTAACTTTCTGCAATGCATCCATAATAGGATTTACATTTTCTTTCAAAGTTAAATCAGAAGCAGAGAATGCTGTAATATCACCAGTAACTTCCATAGAACCATTTACCTTAGCAACTACAGTTGATATTGGATTACCAATAGCACCTAAAGTAGTCAAATTAGTTCCAGTTACAGTTAAATTGTCATCAACTTCAACTGTTCCACCAGCAGAATCTAATATAAGATTACCAGTAGCAGTATCAATTTCACCATCATTTGTTCCAGGTCCTATTCTAACCTCACCAATATGTGCTTCGCTAAATGGTTTTGCTGTAGATCCAAGATATGCACCCTCATCTGCGTCAGGAATAATACCAGTATTAACTGTTACTTCACCTACTAGTACAGATTCAGAACCAACATAAAGGTTCTTAGCAATACCAACTCCACCTTTTGTGAAGAATGATCCTGTAGTAGCACTTGTACTATCATTTTCATTACATATATGAACATTACCACCAAGAACATTTATTGCTCTTTGTGCTGATGATAATTTATTACCTATTGAAATTCCACCTTCAATAATAACACCACCTGCAGGAGATAAAGTACAAGCATTTGCATCCGTTGAAGCAGTAGTACCATTAGTAAACTTAACAATACCATCAACAGTTAATTTCTTAGTTATCCTAAGATCCTTATTAAATCTAACATTACCATTAAATGTAACTGGTCCATTAAACTGAGATAGAATTTGTTGTGTTGGTCCACCTTCAACAAGTAATCTATTTTTAATAATTACTTCATCAAATACAACACTTAATGTACTTGGATCTTCACCAGTTACAGTTGGAACTGGAATATCAAATGTTACTTGCTCACCAGAGTCAGATGAAATCTTAGTGTTTCCAATATAGAAATCACCTTGATCATTCATACCAGTATAAACAACAGTACCACAAGATGTTTCTTGTGACTGTGATAAGAACTCTTCTCTTTCACTTAGAGTCTTAAGTTGAACCTGTGGTAAACCTGTTGAGTAGTTACCTGGACCATAACCAAGGTATTCAAATGTATGACCAGATGCTCTTAAAATAGATGGTCTTCTTAATTCAACAGGAAGTGGTTTAATCTTTCTAAGTATTGAATTAATACCATGATCCTCAACAATAGTACCTAAAGCACCACGAAGAACTTTAATAGTAGTTTGAGCACCGATAGTTTTATCAATAACTCTCATTATTTCACTATCAACCTGAATAAAGCATCCTAATGGGAATCTAGTCTGAATAGATTCTGCTGTTGTTGATCCATCAAGTAGAGTTACTTTAAGAGTATCAGTAGTAGCAACTGGTTGATTACTATCACCACTACCAATTAAAATTAAACTCTCATTATCATATAATGATAAACCTCTTCCAGATAATAATTCCCCACCCTTTCCTGTATTAGAATTATTAGCAGACAATCCATGCTTAAGAATATACTTAGGTGCAGTTAATCCAGCAGTAGAAGTTGCTGCGGTAAATTGTGTAACAGATTTAATTTCTTCTACAATAAAATCACCAAGATTTGCATCGGCAGCATTTAATACTCTAAATCTATTTCCTTTTGATAATCCATGTGCCTTTGTGAGTGTAAAGGTAGTTATTTCTGTAGATGCAACATGTACAGGAGTACCACTTACTTCACCTACGGGACCTAGACAAATAACAGATTGCCCATCTAAAATTAATTCAGATGAACTTTTATGAACTTCAACTTTAACTGTAGAATCTATAGGAACAACTTGACTAGTAGGATCTAAAGGAATATCTTTAATCCTAAAATAATTATCTGTACCAGTAGTAATACCAGTTACTTGAACATAATCACCAGTTGCTAAACTAATATTAGCATCTGCGATTGCTATATTTGAACTAGGAGCTCCACCAATACCACCAGCAGAAGGAAGAGAACTGTCAAAATACAGTGGACTTAAAGAACTCTTATATCCAGAACCTGGTTCAGTTATTTCATAAGAAGTAACTGAACCACTAGAATTAACAACAACCTTCGCAGTAGCACCTCTCCACTTAGCAGAGTTTGGTGCAGAAGAATCATCAAATAATTTTACATTATAATATGTACCTTGTGTATGACCAGATCCACCAACTAATGCACCACCATACTTTAATCCATTAAAATTATGTTCTCTAGTGAAAGTAAGAACAGCATTACCACCATTATCAACTACATCATCAATTACATTAGCAACAGCAAAACTATTTAAAAGTTTATTAGTAGTTTCTCTAGTAATACTCTTCTTAAGATCATTTGTTACTACATCACCAATTGGATGCCTCTTAGCATAAGTTTTTGCTTCTTGAGGATTATCATTTGCATTATCTCTATCTAATTGTGGATAAAGATTAACGACATTCTGATTATATTTCGCATCAGTAAACTCTTCTTCTATAGCATTATTACCATTCAAGATATAAAGATGGAAAACTCCATCCTGAGCACCTTCAATATATGGTGCTATTGTCTCTGATCTGTAGATAAATAAATTTTCTTTATTATCATTTCTATGGAATCTTGGCAATGAAGTATTTCTTACATTAGTATCATTATTGTAAGTTCCTACAAGATGTTCATTGCCTAGAACGTCAGTTGTCTTATAAGTAAATATTTTATCATTAACAACACTCTCAACAATAAAGGTTCCATTATATCCTTTATCAAATGCACCATTATTATTAACAGTATCAGTTATATTTTTAACAATGATCTGTTCACCTGCATTTAAGTCATGAGATTTATCTGATCTAACTGTTACTATCTTAGTAGTAGTATTAAAGTCTATATGAGATATAAACCTTAGATTTCTATTAAAATCATAATCTGTTGATCCAATTGATGTTCTAGTAAAGTCTGCATTAAATCTTGAATTAGTAGAACTAGAATCCTGAATTACAAAACTATCACTAGGATCTCTAGCATTCTGCAATTCTTTTGGAATTACATATCTAACTTTGTATAATTTATCATCTAAACTTCTATCATCAGTTCTTCTTTGGATATATGGAATATCCTCATCATTCTCATCTAAGTAAGAGCGATTAGCATATATTCCATTGTTAGTAGCACTTACATGAATAAACCATTGATATATTGGATCTCCAGCTCCATTATTACCAGCATCAAATTGCATTGGATGACCAAATTCACCTGGTTTCTTATCAGAAACTCTACTAATAACCTTTAATTTACCAGCAGCAGGACTAGAAACAGTTTTAATGTATACTGGGGTTGTTCTTTCAGCATTTGTTTTTGATGATGCTATTTGAATCTCATAACCACTTAGAGTAACACCATCTAATCTTGTACCATCCTTCGCACTAGTAATTGCATAATAAACTGTATGAGGATCTAAACCTTCTGGAAGATCACCATCTTCTGCAATTATTCGGATAGATTCACCATTGTTTAAATCATGTGGATTATTAGTATTACCATACTTATTAACAAGAGATATTTTATGAACTGTATTAGCAGATCCTGAAGTTGTATCATTATGAACACCTTCATATTCCTTTTCAGATGATACATCTACAGTTTCAGTTTGATCATAATCAACACCACCAACATTAAGAGTACCAACTTTCTTAGACATTCTAATAACGGCACTTCTAGTTTGACCGTTAAGTTCATCTATATAAATCTTTTCATCAAATCTAGATCCAATTCTAAATCCTTGTGCAACATCTGTAGGTGAAACATTTATATTTTCTTGACCTAATAGATAAAGTTTAGTACTACTAGGAGCACCATCACTTGCTGGATTAGTTGCAGCAGCATCATAATCTTGGTTTACAGAAGAATCAAGTTGAGTTAATTCAACAGTAGTTTCAGGACTAACAACTGCTTTCGGTGTAATAATACTTGTAATATAACCTTTATTATCCTTATCAAATGATTCTTTCTTAAATCCATCAGCAGCAAGAGCAAACTGACCAAAGTTTGAGTTAGAGTTTGTAATTGATGCGTCACCACCAGACTTCATTAAAAAGTGAATGTGATAACCAATAGCAAACACAGAAACTATCTGGAAGACAGCATCATTCTCTAGTGTAATATGAGCAGTTTTCCATCCTTCTCGATAAACTGCATCTTTATCTAAATGATAAACTTTAGTCTCTTCTAATGAAGATGCTTCCTTAGATAATGCCTGTCCAGTTGTTCTCTGATATGTAATAGATTCATACTTTCTACTAGTAGGATTATATTTGGTAAATGCCCTATCATCCTTCTGTAAAGATATACCAGTAAACTGAGCAACAACCATTGATTTGAAACCAGTGGCTTTTGCACCATCTGCTCTCATACCTTGCATACCAAATACTGATCTTAATGAACAGTTAAAGATATAAGGAGATGCACCAGTAACAGTATCAACTTCAACACTTACT